ACCCTCGTGCGCGAGGGCGACCGCATGGTGGAGAAGAAGATCTACGAGCAGATCTACCCCGACCGTGTCGTGATCGAGTGGGAGAACAACTATCGGCCTAAGCGGACGGCCTTCAACGGACTCGGCTTCGTCCCGGCGATCGCGCTGCGAAACGACAACGAGGATCACGAGCTCCACGGTAAGAGCGAGCTGGAACCACTCGAACCCTACATGCGCTTCTACAACGACGTCATGCTCCACGCCGGCTCGGCGTCGCAGCTCCACTCCACGGCGAAGCTCGTCATCCGCGCGAAGAACGTGAGCAACTTCATCAAGAACAACTTCACCGACGCCGAGATCGCCGAAAAGACGTTGAAGTTCAAGGGTAAGGACGTCCTCTTCTTCGAGACGGGGCTACCCGACCCGACGCAGACGGGTTCGGTTCCGCAGGAGGGTGCCGACATCGTGCAGGCGCAGGTTCCCCTCGGCGACACCAACACCCTCCTCGAGTACATCTTCCTCAACATCGTCGACGTCTCCGAGGTCCCGGAGTGGGCGTTCGGCGGCGCGATCGCGTCGTCGAAGGCGTCCGTGTCCGAGCAGTCGGCTCCGCTGGTGCACAAGGTCAAGCGAAAGCAAACCGCGGTGGAGAACACGTGGGCCCTCGCGGCTCAGATGGGACTGGCGATCGTTAACCAGAGGAGCTCCGTCAAGGCGTCGTGGGACGAACTCGCGCACAAGGACAGCAAGAGCGAGGCGGAGGCGATCAAGACCCTGACCGACGCCCTCACCGCCCTAGTTGACGCGAAGATCGTGTCCATCGAGACGGCGGTCGCGACGCTGAGACCCTATCTCCCTCACCTTCTCGAGTATATAGTTGAGCGCGACGGTGACGAAAAGGACGACGAGAAGTCTCGGATCGAGTCCGAGCAGGCCGAGAGAAGTACGGCTGAGGCCGACATCCTCAACAGGCTACTGAACGGAGACGACGGTGACAACGAAGACGATAGAGCAACGGGTCTCGCAGCTGTCGGGTGAGTTCGTCGCGGCTCCGGCCACCGACGTTCCCTTCGCCCCCGGCTTCAACCTCGAGGCGCTGAAGGCCGTCGACCCCGATCCGTGGTTCGCCACCGTGAAGGTCAAGCCAGGTCGCGGCAACGGCGGGAAGGGTCCCAACTACGGGGCCGACGTCATGCGCTCACTCGAGAAGCAGATCAACGAGAAGCGTCCTCCCGGCTACCGCGGCCACCAGGATCCCGACAAGATCGAGTACGAGTGGCGCGAGCCCGTTACCGCGTGGGTCGGAGCCCACTACAACGAGGCGGAGCAGATCCTCTACGTCAAGGGCTACGTGCCTCCAACCGCCCCCGAGCTGCGGCAGCAGCTCGCGTTGGCGGCGTCGGGCGCGGACGTCGTGAACTCCGTCTCCGTCTGGGGGATGCGGAGCGTCAAGGACGACGAGGTGGTTTCCTACGACCTCTGGTCACTGGACTGGACGCCCAAGGGGCGCGCCGGCATGGTGACGGAGTTGGTAGGAGTTAGCGGAGAGCAAAGACAGGAGGAAGAGTTGGATCGCAACGAGGTAATCGCGTCGCTAAAGGTCGACGAGCTGCCGGAAGCGTTGCTCGCTCAGGCTAAGGCGCCGGTACAGACCGAGCTCGATCGTCACGTAGACGCGATGGCTCGGCTGCGCGCGGCCCTCAGCATCGGCGAGGACGCCGAGTTGGACATGGTCGTGGCCAAGGTTTCCGAACTCGTGGTCTCGGACGAGACCGAGGAGCTCGAGGAAAGGATCACAGAGAAGGTGGCCGCCGCCATCTCGGGTGAACTGATGAAGGCTGCCGTCACGGAGCGGCTCGTATCCCGGCTCAAGCCGGGAGCCACCGACGAGGAGATCGCCGGCGAGATCGAGTCCGCGAAGGAGCTGCCCCACATCAGCGTTCTAGGAGGTCAGTCCGTACCGACGGTGATCGGTACGGGTGCAGCCAAGCCTGGCAGCGAGCAGCGCCAGGGAACAACCTGGTCCGACTGAGAGGTGATGCATGGGCCATAAGGTAAGTGACGGCAAGTCTGTTGTCGTAACCTCCCCAGTCGGAGGTACGGTAAAGGACACGCCGTACGTGATCTCGAACTACTTCGGGTTCGCGGACGCCGATTCCGACGCGGGCGAGTCAGTCTCGCTCAGCATCGGTCAGGAGGAACGAGAGGTAACCCTTCCCGCCAAGGTGGGCGGCTGGGCGATCGGAGACCCCGTCTACGTCGTCAACGCCACGAGCGCGTTGACGGAAACGGCGACGGCGAACCGGTTCGTCGGCCGGGTCACCCGCGCGGTCGCCGCCGCCGGCGGCGTCGGGTGGATGCTCGTTGCGCCGCAGGCGTTCGCAGATCCGCTAGTGGGCGCGTAAGGAAAGGAGGAGCTACACAATGGTGCAAGTCATCAGCAAGGAAAACATCCTCGCGCAGCGCCGGGTACAGCGCCTTTCCGCGCCCAACGGCAAGCACGTAAGTCGGTACTCGCTCGGGGGCGAGGTCAAGACGATGGAGATTCCCTTCGGTCCGTCCGGAGAGATGAAGCGTCTCGTGTTGACCAAGCCCATCGGAGAGTTTATCGGCTCCAGCGACATGATCGAGGAGCTCGCCCAGAAGGTGACCGTCGACATCGAGCTGGGCCGGGACGCGGACATTCCGCTCCTGTACGGCTCGCTGTACGCGACGACCGTCAACGCCAACTTCCCGCGTCTCCTCGACGCGACGCAGATCATCTACGGCAACGTGGTGTTCCTGCAGCACGTCGAGGGTCAGGAAGTTCGGTTCGGCACGGTCGCCGCCGAGCAGGGCGTCACCGTTCCGATCCTGACCTACACGGCAGGGTTCGAGTGGGACGAGGACGTGGAGGTCTACGACGAGGGTTGGCGGATCGACATCGCCAACGAGGCGATCGGGCGCGCGTACAACGCGCTGCTCAACCACCTCCACCTCTCGCCGATCATCTCGTACAACTACGCGGCCATCGGCAACCAGACGGCCGCGCAGACCCCGACGGGGAACGAGGTCGAGGACATCCGCGCCACGCTCCGGCAGGCGCTGATCGACGCCGCGCAGAACACCGACGCCCTCGGGCGACGGAAGGCCATCAGGCCGACCGCGGTGCTCTGCTCAAGCGCCGACGCGATCAAGATCGCGGACGCGCTCTCCCTCGGTAACCGTCCCTCGATCGGAACGGTAGCCGGCGGCGGCGACATCGACGCCCTCCTGGGTCGGGTTCCCGACACGACGGGGTTCTCGGTCAACTCGATCACCTCGATCATCGTCTACGACGGTGAGACTCTCGAGATGGGCGGGTTGGAGTTCGACTACCCAGGCTGCGCGGACGGCGAGGTCTACCTCGTTCAGCCGCGGCGGAACCTCTTCGAGTTCGTGAAGCACGACCTTCGGGTCGACGTGGATCGGCCGTACGACCTGAGCCGTTTGATCGCCGCTCAGATGGTGGCACGCGCTCGGCGCGGTCTCCTGATGAGCCCCGACCTGTCGGTGTGGGAGGTGACGCTGCCATGACGCAGCTGAGGAAGAGCGTACATCAGTGGTTGACGGGAGCCAACGTCCCGACCAACTACCCCGAACTCGGTCTAGTCGGCGACAAGGGTGAGACCCCGTCGACCGGCGAGGCCATGGCGGAGGCGCCCGCAAAGAGCGCCGCGAAGGCTGACTGGGTCGACTACCGGAAGTCGCAAGGCTACACGGACGAGGACCTGAAGGGCCTGACGAAGGACGAACTCATCGACCTCCCCGACGAGGTCGAGGCGGGTGACGACTCAGACACAGAGTCGTAGGCGACAGGCGCGGAGGTAGGACGTGACCGAACTTGAACGGTTGCGCTTCTACCTCCGCGACCCCGCCGGAGCTAGCCAGTTCTTCTCCGACGACGAACTCGACGAGCTACTCGAGTACACCGAGTCGTTCGAGGAGGCGATAGGCCTCGGTTGGTTGGTACGCGCGGCCGCCGGTGCGACGGGTGGCAGCAGCGGTGCCGCGGGAGCTGTGACGTCTCGCACCATCGGCAAACTTACGGAGTCGTACTCCACGTCCTCCAGCACGTCCCCCTCGACGAGTGCGTTGGCGATGGCCAACTACTGGTTCGGTCTCGCCGGCAAGTCCGTCGGACGCTGGTGGTCCCTCGAGCCGAGCGACTCCTTCATCGGCGAGTTGCACACCAAGATCAAGGCGCTCGCGCTAGACGGCTATTACGACCTGAGTCGGCTTCTCGTACTACCGTAACGAGACATGGCCGTCATCCCCTGGAGGGCGCCAGGTCCCGACGACCCGGACCTAGCGTTTTTGCTCGTGCAGGTGCACAAGGCGCAGGAGACTCTCGACCGCGCGGTCTCCGAGGCGCAGGCGCTTCCCGAGACGGACCCGTCTCGCCTTAGCCGACTGCAACGCTACACGGCCCTGCAGCGTGAGGTCGAGCGCGCGTACTCTGAGGCGACGCGCTTAGCCCGCGGTTGGGCGACTACGAACGTGTCGAGGCTCTACGCGCAAGGTCACATCGCGGCCGCTATGCAGCTTCGCACCGCGGCGAACTTCACGTTAGCTCACAAGGACGCGATCGCCGAGGTGGTGCGCGACGCGTACGCCGACGTGGCGACGGGACTGCAGCAGGTTCCCCAGCAGTTTCGACTCAAGGTCGCGGCGCAGCGCCAACTCGAGCGCCTGACGGACGATCGCCGGGGACTCATTCAGGTCGCCGGCCGGGAGCTGGTGGCGCAGCAGCTGCTTCTCGGGGAGCTGTCCCCGGCCGACGCCGCGCGTAGGTTGCGCGACGAACTCTGGAAGAACGGAGTGCAGATCATCGACAGGTCGGGACGCTTCTGGGACGCCGAGGCGTACTCGCGGATGCTGATCCGCACCAAGAGCGCGAACGCGTTCAACGTCGGAACGCTTAACAAGTCGCGGCAGGAGGGGGTAAGTCGGGTGCTGGTGTTCGACGGTACCCAGGACTCCGACTGCGCGAGGGCGAACGGGCAGATCTGGACCCTCGACTACGCGTACTCCCACGTCATCTCCCACCCGAACTGCCGCCGCGCGTTCGCGCCGCAGCCGGGGCGTGGAGCGCTCCACCGCGCGTCACTCGAGGAGATTGCCCGGTTCGGGGCGCTGACCTTCACCGACGAGCTGGTGCTGGCCACCGCGGTTAGGGCGATCCGGCGTTGGAACGCGGTGGGTAAGATCGAACTCATCCCGCCGCCGATCCGTGCGGGACTCGACAGCTACGAGGCGACAGCGGCGCTGGTCGGCAGCGTCGAGTGGCTGGAGACGTGGCTGACCTCGCAGTTCATGCCGCTCGTCGAGAAGGCCGGTGAGGTGCTGGCGCCGGGGATCCCCGCCCGGATGAAGAACGCGGCGATCGCGGGGATCGAGAGACGTGCCCTGCCGGTGCGGCAGGCGATCGACGACGTGCTTGGCGTGCGGGTCGCCCACGCCCACGTGTCGCTCGTACCCGACGAGAGCGTTCCCTTGCAGGCGTTCGCGGACGAGGTTCGGGAAGCGACGCGTACCCTGAGAGGAAGGGACGTCAACACTCTAATTGACAAGGCGTTCGGGATCGACGACTGGGTTGACGAGTTCATCGCTAGGTATCGCTTGGGGGAAATTTCACTTGGTGATCTCGTAGATGAGATGAAGAAAACTGGAGATCCCACGTTGTTTGGGATCGGCACCGCGATCGACAACGAGCCGATCTTCGACGCGCTCGATGTGATCGACATCGCGACCCAGTTTTTCGGCAATAGGTTTACGACTACCCTCGGCGGGGGAGTCAACGGCTCGATCGCGGTCATCGACAACCGGTGGATCCTGAAGGGTATCAACGGCGAGGTGCAGGAGATCTACCCCGTATACGTCAACGAGGAATGGGGTACCTTCTTCGCGCGGCTTCTCGGGTTGCCGCGCCCCGACACCGAGCTCGTTCGGGTACTCGAAAACGGGGAGATGGGGATCATCGCGCAGACGTACCTCGACGGGTGGAAGCCGCTTGGTTACTACACCGCTAACGATACGCGATCGACCGGGAACGTGTTGGACGACCTCTTCGGCGACGGCGACATCCGCGGTCTCGACCAGGCACGCCGACTTCAGATCCTCAACCTGATCTACGACAACAACGACTCCCACGAGCACAATTGGCTCGTGCAGCCGGGGCGCACGATCGAGGAGATGAACGATATTCCCCGAGGCAGACGGAGCCTCTCGGGGGTGTCGGCAATGCCGATCGACCTCGAGCGGACGTTCGGCTCGTGGACCCTGCGAGGTGGGCGCCAGGGAGCGCCGGCGATGAGCCTCGCCGAGGACGCGCGGTTCGAGGCGATCCAGCGCGAGCTATTCGAACTCGCAAACCTAGATCGACAGCGAAGCCTAATCGGCGGGCCGGAGTTCGAGCTGATCTTGGGACCGAACCTGTCGCCAGCCGAGTACATAGAAATCGCCACCGTGGAGCTCACCGACGACGAGATCCTATTCATCTACAAGCTGCTCGAGGGGGGGTACGACGACGACCTGAGGAGGATCGCGTGGCGACCTTCGCGCGACGCGGAAAATTTCGAGCGTATCATGGACCACCTCGGAGGACCGGAGGAGTTCGAGCAGCTGCTCGAGTTTCAGATCGAGCGGATCAAGGATCGGATCCGCCGCGCGCTCGCGGTCGGTTACCTCGACGACGGCACGCGAAGTCTCACCTTCACTCCGCCGCCACACCCACGTACCGGAGCGCACTTTCCCGTGGAGATATCGGTAGGTGACGTCGTGGAGATCGAGCTTCGCGCCCCGTACAGCAACCCGCTGCAGGTGCGCAACTACGTCGGTAGGCGAAACATCGCAAATCTCGAAAATCTCCCCCAGATTGACGAGTTTATCCAGGGTGAGGTCTGGCACATGTGGCGGGATCCCCGCGGCACGAAGTGGGTCGCGATCGCGCACATGATCAACAACCCCGACGACGACGTCAGACGCGGGTTCGTGGTGATCCGCGAGGAGGACATGGTGTCGCTCGATCTCGTGGAGTGAGGCCATGTGTGATACAATAGCTAGGTGAAAGTTCTCGCGTCACTTCGACGCCCCCTCGATCCCCAGCTGCTGGAGCTTCGGTACTTCAAGACGCTGTCACTCGTGGCCGGCAAGTCTCCTCCCGTGCTGACCGACGGCCACAACGCCGTGTACGTCGGCGTCGACTGGACCGTTGCCGACGCCAAGGCGTTTGCGGCCATCAGGCACAACATGCCCGAACCCGCGGTGTATGATTGGGACGATGCCACTATTGCAGCTGTCCTGGCTCGATCGGAGGGCGACGCACCAGCGTCTACCGAGCTCGACCACGAGCGACGGGTACGGTGACGAGTCCGCGGACTACGACGACCTCGCGAGTGACGTCCCGATCCGGATCGAGCAGCCCGAGGTAGACCCCGCCGACGCGGTTCCCGGAGACGTCGTCAGGTGGACGGGTTGGATCCTCGGCACCGCGGCCGAACCTAAGCATACCGACAGGTTCGTCATCGTGGGTGGCCCGACCGTGTACGTCGACAAGGTCGAGGACCTGACCGACTTCGACGGTAACCTCGACCACTGGCAGATGGCGATGCACGAGATCGACCGGAGGACCAGCTGATGCCGGACCCGCAACTTTCGATCCAGCTGACGAGTCTCGACCTGCGCAAGCTCACCCGCTCGGGTGAGGTGCGGGACGCACTCGAGAAGGCGTGTCAGATCACCGAGAGGGCCGCGAAGGACCACGCCCCGGTAGACACCGGTAACCTCAGACGCTCGATCTACCACGAGGTAAGCCTCGAGCTGCAGTGGGTCGGGCGCGTGGGAACGAACGTGAAGTACGGGTTGTTCCAGGAACTCGGCACGATCCACCACCCGGCTCATCCGTTCCTACGTCCCGCGCTCAACGAGTTGCGCGCGCGCCTCAGCTCGGGTCGACTCTAGTGCCGGGCATCGTCATCCCGTCGGCGTCGGTCGCGTGGGTCGCGTGGGCGAAGGCAAACGCTCCGATCACCGCGCAGGTAGGCAGCCGGGTTTTCTCCACGAAGCCCACCAACATTACCTTTCCGTTCGTCACGGTAGGACGCATTACCGGAGTGCCCCAGATCCGCGAGGCGCCGATCGACTTCGCGCGCCTGCAACTCAACGTCTGGGGCGGAACTAAGGACAACGGCTTACCCAACTGGGTGCTGGCGGACGAGCCGGCCCGGGTGATCGAAGCCGAGATCAGAGCATTTGCGGGCGCTAGCATCGGCGACGCGTACATCAGCGAGATGGCGCCGTTCGAGGGGATGCAGCAGCTCGAAAATCCCGACACTCGGGACGCGCGCTTCTGGATGGATGCGCTCGTAGTAGTGAGGAGGGCCGATGGCCAGTAGCAAGAAGTACGCGCAGATCAACCCGAGGCTTCGGTTGCTCAAGAAGCACACCCTCGCCGACGGCAAGACGGTGATAACTCAGGATCCGAGTGAGGTCACCGCGACGCAGCTGAAGGAGGTGTTAGAGTACCAGGTCAACGGGCAGCCCGTGGCCGTCGAAGTCTCAGCCGAGGACGCCAAGGCGTTCATCGAGTCGAGAGGTGGAGAGGTCACCGCCGATAACGCGGAGGGTGAAGCCTAAGGACGCCTACCTAGAAGGGATAACCTATGGCAAAGACCACGGGCGAAGTGCTGCTTGGTCCCGGCACTATGTACACCGCCCCCGAGGGTGAGGCGTTTCCCGCCGACCCCACCACCGCGGTAGCCGGCAACTGGGAAGACATCGGCTACTCCGAGGACGGGTGGAACATCGTCGCCGACCTGACGTACGAGTTCTTCACCCCCGCCGAGGAAGTCGACCCGATCGCGACCCTAAAGGCCGGCCAGGAGATGCACGTCCGCGGGGTGGCGGTGCAGTTCTCACTCGAGAACCTGCAGCTCGCTCTGGGCGGCGGCACGATCGCAACGGCCGTCGGTCCCCCGTCGACCAAGACGTACACGGCTCCGTCGACGACCGACTACGACACGTTCGCGGTGCTCTTCCGCACGAAGGCTCCCGAGCTTGCGGTAGGCGTCGACAACTTTCGCGACGTCAAGGTCCCGAAGGTCGTGTCCGCGTCGTCGATCGACATACCCCACACCAAGGGCGCCAACCCGTCCGCGATCGCACTCGACTTCAGGGCGCTGAAGCGCACGGGCGACGACCTCTTTGAGGTCACCGAAACCACGTTGGTGGCGTAGTGAACGTGAAGGACTACGACCAGGCCGTTGAGGAGGTAGACGACAAGTACTACGAGTTCCTCTTCGGCGGGGAGAAGTTCTCGGTACGCCTCAACCTCAACGGAGGCATGGTCCTCTCGTGGATGGAGGGAGCTACGTCCAACCGCTCGATGGTGGACCTGCTCAAGATGATCTTCGGGGACGAGGACTACAAGCGTCTTAAGGATACGAGACGCCCGTGGTCCCAGTACGCGATGCTCATCAACGACATCTTCGAGCAGCTGGGCGGCCCGGGAAACCCGCAACCCAGTCCCTCCTGAGGTTCCTCACCAGGTACCGAGGCATCCTCGGTACCTGGGCTGAGGTTGAAGCCTACTTCGCGGCCGAATATGGGTTGGAGGTAAAGCAGGTGCTGGGTATGAGTTGGCGGCGCTTTCGCGTGCTCCTAGCGCGTGGGTTCGTCATCGACCCGCAGCACCCACTTACGGAAGCTCCGCAGATGCCGGGGATCACCCCCTCGGTGGAGAACGGCTTCAAGTCGATGGATCCTCGCTACGCCAAGTATGGTGGATTCGACTGGAACGCCGCCTTGGATAAGGCCGTCGGGCGCGAGACTCCGACCAACGTAGTACGCATGTCCTTAGACCAGATGCTGAAGGCTTCTCGCTGATGGCGTTCTCGATCGGCGACGCGTTTCTCACGATCAACCCGCGGTTGGCCGCCAACTTCGGGGGCGTCGTCGCCACGCAGCTCAACGACACGATCGGCAACATCTCCGACAGGATCGGGAACATCGGGCGCGAGCTTTCCCTCAAGGTTACCTTGCCGATCGCGGCCGGCATCGGGGCAGGCGTTACCCAGTTCGCGGCACTGGATGCGAAGCTGCAGGAAACCGCGACTCTGTTCTCGGCAGTCGGCGATCGGGCAACCCGCTTCACCAGCGAGTTTCGCGCGGGAGTCTCTAGCGTCGCTGACGACGTCGGGCTCTTCGAGAGGGACATCGCGCCCGCCCTCTACCAGGCGATCTCCGCCGGTATCCCGAGAAACAACGTCTTCGAGTTTCTCGACGTCGCGGCGCGAGCCGCGGTCGGCGGCGTTACCGACATCCAGACGACTGTCAACGGCCTCACCACCGCGGTCAACGCGTTCGCGTCGCAGGGGTTGACGGCTGAGCACGCGGCGGACGTGCTTTTCCGCGGCGTTGCCCGCGGTAAAACTACCTTCGGGGAGCTGTCTCAGGAGATGGCGACGGCCGCGCCCCTCGCCGCCGCCGCCGGCGTGGCGTTCGAGGAGTTCGTGGCGATCATCGCGACGATGGCGCTGTCCGGTACCACGACCTCCGAGGCGATCACCCAGGTCCGAGCCGCGATCAACGGTCTCCTCCGACCTAGCGTGGAGATGGCGGCGATCATGGGGGAGGCCGGATTCGAGACGGCCGGGCTTGCGGTGCAGCAGATCGGCCTGCAGAAGACGCTCGGTCTGGTGGTCGAGGCGACGCAGGGGGAGACCGGCGAGCTCATCAAGCTCCTCGGCGGCGCGGAGGCCGCGAACGGCGCCCTGCAGATCACCGGCGACAACGCGGAGCGCTTCAACTCGATCTTCCGCGACACGTCCAACGCGACGGGTGCCGCGAGTGCCGCGTTCGAGACGATGTCGAAGACCGCGAGTCAGACGTTCAAGAACCTCTTCGTACAGTTCGACAGGTTCGCCTCGTCGGTCGGACAGATCGCCTTCACGGTCGTCGGTCCCCTCGTGCGGGGACTGACGAGCGTCGTCCGCGTCGTGAACGACGTCGTCGACTCGGTCGCGCGTGGACCTGACGTCATCAAGGCACTCGTCGGCGGGTTCGTCGGACTCACCGCCGCGGTTGGTCCTATCCTGCTCATCGGCTCGAAGCTGCTCGCGCTGTTCGGCGTCAAGATGGCGGCGCAGTTAGCTACCGGTACGCGCGCGATGGGTACCCTCACCGCGGGCGCCCGGCTTCTCGGCGGCGGCCTGGCTCTCATGCTGGGCCGCGCGATCAGCATCGTCCCCGCGCTGTCGGGAGCGTCGACGGCGATGACCAACCTCGGTCGCCGAGGGCTGGCGCCCATGACCGCGCAGCTGGGGGGAGCTAGCCGCGCGTTCGGCGCCATCGGCGCGGCGCTGGCAGTCGGAGCACTCGGTCTGGAGGTCTACAACGACTGGCTGCACCGCACGATCGAGAACGCGAAGTTCGCGACGACGGGTGCCAAGACGCTGGCCGACTCCCTAGGTCTCGTGGTTAAACCGGCGGAGGCGCTGGAGGCGCTGTCCGAGCAGGAGATCAACCTCGACTTTCGCCTGACCAACTACGGCGTGGTAAAGCAACTGATCGAGGTGCGGGACGACCTCGTCGGGCTCGAGGACCGAACGATCCTACTTACGTACCAGCTCATCCAGCTCGGCAACACACCCGAGGAGGCGATCGCGGCGGCGAAGCAGGCGTTTGAAAGCGCCAACCCCCAGATCCCCTTCTCCCTCGTGCCGGAAGACATCAACGTCGACAGCGTTAGGGAGGCTATCCTCCGCGAGGCTGAACGCCTGCAGACCGAGATCGACCAGGCGCTCGGCGGGAACGCCGGAAGGCTCGACAACTTCTCGTCGTCGATCGTCGACTTCTTCAGTACTACCCGCAACGAGCTGAAGGGTGAGATCCAGCAGCTCGGCGAACTCGCCTCCACAGTATTTCGCGACCCCGAGCTGGGCGGGTTCGAGAACGCGCTGACGATCCTCAAGCAGTTGGAGGACCAGTTCGGAGCCGATAGCGAGGCCGTAGACGAGCTCAACGACGCGTTCCTCTACGGACTAATGGAGGGGAACGACGCGCTGAAGCTGACGACCGTCGGTTTCACCAGCGTCGACGAGGTCATCCGCGAGCTGCGGGAAAACCTAGTACTGACGGCTGACGAGATCGCGCTGCTCGAGGAGGCGGGTGTGCAGGCGGCGTCCGCGATCGGGCAGGCGGCTCCCGAGTTCACCCCCGAGCAGATCAAGGAGCAGGTCAACACGATCGCGAGCGCGATGGAGGAGCTCGACGAGACGATCCTCGGGGTACAGCAGCGCATCAACCAGCGCCTCGTCGACATCACCGATGGCCTCGTCTCGCAGATCCCGTTCTGGGGTGAATACGCGGGAGCCGCTGAGCAGTCATCCCGCGACGTCATCGAGAGTCTCGACAGGTTCAACGCCGACCTCGTCGCGTGGGGTGAGCTGTCGCGGTCGCTGATCGGCGAGGTCCCCGAGGGACTTCGCGCCGAGCTAGAGAAGATGCCGCTCGAGCAGAAGGCGTGGCTGACGCAGCTCGCGAACGAGGCGCCGGACAGGTTCGACGCGGTGATCGCGGCGTACGAGGATTCGTTCGCACTCGTGGAGGGGGAGGCGGTCAAGACGTGGCAGACGGAGCTGCCCGATCTGATCGCCGAGGGGAACGCGGAGATCGCGGCGAAGGCGAGGGAGCTGGAAGGCGAGTTCGGGAAGATCGGCACCAACGTCGCGAACCAGTGGCGTCGTCATTTCGAGACCGCGGCGGCAACGTGGGCCGACGCGGTCGCGCACTACGCGGGACGCGCGAGAAACGCGGCGCTTGCCGCGCTGCTTCTCACCGACGCACAGCTCCCCCCGGTCCCGACGCTGCCGCCGATTCCGACGTACCCGCAGCCGGTTGGTGGCGGCGGGCCGCCGGTGCGCTACACCTTGCCTTACCAGGGCGGCGGTGAGACGTCGATCGGCACGTCCTACACCTACAACTACGAGTACCACATCACCCCCGGACCGACGAGCAGCATCCAGCGCGAGGTTGAGAAGGTCGTGCAGGTGGCGCGCACCCAGGAGCTAGTGAACAGGATCCAACAGAATTGAGCACCGGCTGGTCGATCAACGCGCTGGACCTGCGGCAGGTCGGCTACAACCTCGAGTTCACCGACGGCTGGGACTCGATGCCCGAGGCGCGCAGCGCGCGCAATGAGCACGGCTTCAGGCACGGTGAGCGTCGCGGCACGCGGGTGTTCTACCGGCCGCGCCCACTCATCCTCGCCCTGGCGCTCCTGGGGGTGGCCAACTCAGGTGATCCACCCGGGTTGACGCGTGAGGAGTACTTCCAGCTTCACGTCGACGAGATCTTCGGGGCGCTCCACTCGCCCAACGCGCCGATCCAGGTGGTACGCACGATCGCGGGCGTGGGACGGACAGCCCTCTGCGCGCTCGACGACGCTTTCACCGTGACGCACCGTTCGCCCGCGTCGCGGTCGATGGCGATTCGGCTCACGATGATCAACCCGTTTTGGCTCGGGGCGTCGTTCAACCAGGCGGTGTCGACCGGCGACTTCAACAACCTCGGCAACGCGCCGATCAACGACATGAACATCGTCTTCGGCGGCGCCGGCTCGGTCCAGAATGCGGGCGACGTGGTGACCGCGACCGGGGCGTGCACCGTCAACCTGCGCGAGGACATGGTCCTGCAGGGTGGAGTGCCGGTCAACGGGCTGGTGACTTGCACGAGCCCGTGGATCCTTGAGCTGCAGCCGGGGCTCAATAGCCTGGTCGTGTCGGGGTCGGTGACCCTGCAGGGTAACTACCCCTACTTCTGATGCCCGATCCCTACACGGACTGCCGGCTCGAGGCGTGGACCCTCCCCTCCTCGGGGGCCCTCACCCAGGTTATCGACCTGCCGATCCCATACTCGCTGCTGACCTACGAGCAGAAGCTTCGCGGGGTAACGACCGGGCGGTTCGAGGTCAGCGGACTCTACGAGAAGCTGAACCTCATCTGCGACCCTGAGAACGAGGTCGAGTGCCTGATGCGGGTGTTCGAGCGCAACCCCTGGACCGACACGTGGCACAACGTGCAGTCGTTCATCTCCCGCTTCGTGGATGACGAGTACCAGGTCAACAACGACGCTGTGATCAGCGGCCCCGACATCAAAGACGAGCTCGACCACTACCTAGTCTATCCGTTCGACTGGGCGACCTACGACACCGGCGAGGGGTCATCCGTCACGGGCATCTCGACGTTCCTCGACACGATCTACGGCGGGCAGAACCTACTCGAGAACCCCGGCTTCGAGGACGGCGGGTTCAACAATACGACGATCGGCATATCCACCAACGCGGAGACGGGCACGTTCACGCTCACGTTTGATGGGCAGACCACGGGGGCGATCGACGTCGAGGACGCGCGCGACGACCCGGACGTGATCAAGTCGGCGCTCGAGGCGCTCAGCAACATCGTCGGGGTGGACGTCCGCGGGTCGGGCACCGTCAACTCCGACCCGTGGATGGTCGAGATCGTCGACCCCGGCCAGCAGCTCAACAACCTCTTCACCTTCGATACCACCAATCTCAACCCGCCGGCGGGGATCACGCTGGTGTTCAACGTCGTCTACAAGTTCCCGACTGGCGGGACCGCCCGACCCGACCCGTGGACGCGGTCAACCGACATGAACACGGGCGCGGTCTACGGCGGCTACACCGCCTTCGACGTCGGGTCGGTGGCGCTGTACGGGGACCCGGCGCGCTCGGGTGACCGCGCGCTGGGGATCGACCCGGCTCCGGGGACGAGCTACTCCGGCGCGCAGCAGATCGTGGACGTCGACGGGCGGGGGGTGTACTACGCCTCGGCGTGGATCTGGGCGTTCAGCGCCAACCAGACGTACCGCCTCGTCATCCGCGACCTGAACGAGGTCGAGATCGCGCGGGCTGAGATCACCCCCGCGGCGCAGACGTGGACCCAGGTGGAGATCCCGGCGGTGGCGATCCCCGCGCACGTGAGCCGCGTCGTCTTCCGCGTCGCCACCATCACCCCCGGTGCGCCGACCGACCTGCCCGCGTTCTGGATCGACGACGCTGAGTTTGCCCCGGGACTCGAGCGCACGACGATCGGTCAGATCTTCCTGAACCTGAAGACCACGGCGACCGCGGAGGCGCGCGCGCTCGCGGGGTGGCTCGACTTCGACTTCACCGGGACCCAGGACTCGAGTGCCGCCGACTGGGATCGCGACGACGTAACGGTGCTCATCCCGCTGGGGGCGACGTGGCTCAACGTCGTCGAGATCGCAGAACGGCGTGGGTACGAGGTCGTGCTCGTGCACAATGCCGGCGACGACCGCTACAAGCTTCGCATGTACAACCCCGGTGCCGCGGGCACCCATCGCGAGGCGGACAGCTACCCGGTGTTCTCGGTGCCCGCGGTCTCGAACGCGCAGGTGCGAAAGCAGAACCCGCGCGCCAACGTCGTACTGGCCGAGGGGCCCGGCGGCCTGGTGGTCGAGGTGGTCGACCCGGCGTCGACTCTCCCACGCCGCGAGTCGTTCATCTACGTGGACGAGGCGCTCGATGCGGCCGATCTACTTGCGGCGGCTGAGCACGAGATGGCGAAGATCCAGGCGGAGCGCTACTCGGTAAAGATCCTTGAGACGTACGTGTCGGTGGGCGAGGGGCTGGACTGCCAAGTGGGGGACACCGTCCACCACGACCTGCCCCCGAAATTACCTCCGATGGACCTGCGCGTCGTCACGGCACAGACGACGTGGTCGACTGAGAGCCTCAAGCCCACACGCACGATCGACACCGGCAAGGAGGTGTTCCGCGAGGAGCGTGGCGGCACGACGTCGTCCGCAACGTCCGAGGCGGTCAATTACCTACTCAGGCAGCTGCGCAAGCCGAAGCGGCGCGAGGTCGCGGCGGCGCCGGTCGTTGCCGGCGGCCCCTCGGACATCAGCCGGCCGGCGATCCTCTACCCGGAGCCGATCACGTCGGAGTTTACGACCTGGACCTTTGACGGGGGCGACGTCTTCTGGGAGATCGTGCACGATCCGGACAAGATCCTGCAGCCGTTCGGGGCGCACACCGACGAGGTCGCATTCGTGGAGCCGGGGCTGTACCTGATCGAGTACCAGCTTCACTTCAACTACGAGGTCGCCAACACAGGCTGGGCCCAGTGGGAGATCCTGTCCGACCTGTGGACGTCGGGGGTCGGCGTCTACGGGGTGCGCCGGCCCTGGCAGGGCGACGTCATCTTTACGGTCAGCGCCAACGACAACTTCGGCATTGGCGAGGCCCTGGTTTTTGGAACCCACACCGTCGAGGTCAAGTACCCAGAGACCGACGTCTACATCCTGATCTGGCAGATCTGGGACTGGTGGCCGCAGACCCCGGGCGACCCGGTCGACCATTTCGCTGACCAGGACGATGTCAGCCTCTTCGGCAACCACAGTGACTTCTCGTGGACCTGGCTCAAGGTCACCCGCCTCACCCGCAAGAGCAGCGAGTGGGAGGGGATCCCGATCCCGTGAGATAGGATGTCACCATGACCCCTAAGCAGCTTGGCAGGTTCATCGACGAGCTCATCGACGTGCGCGATCGGTTCGAGGCAGCGATTGAGCAGGGGGTACCGAATGAGTTGGCGCTAGTGACGCACCGGATGCGGCTGTGGCTGCGTCGGATCGAGGACGACGCCGGACGCAGGCTCCCCGACGAGGTGGTGATCCGGGGTCGCAGACCGGCCCGCGCCCGACCGCGGGCGCCGGTGTAGGGTGCTAATACCGCCGCGATCCTCGCGCGGCAGACGGTGACCGTCGCGATCTCGTGGCCGCACGGTTACGGAATCTTTGACGACCCTCCCCTGCGATCCTAGGGTTCCCAGCTTAACCGCCGAGGAGGTTACATGCGAAGGATCGCAGTACTCGCGATCGTCCTCGGGTTAGCGCTGCCGGCGCAGGCCCATACCAAGCAGGAGCTTTACGAGTGGCACGAGTCGTGGAAGGCCCGGGTCGCCGAGGCGGGGTACGTCTTTAGCGTCCCACTGGCGGAGGAATACGCCGACATGGTGGCAAGACACCCGTGTCGGATCGCGTACTGCCCCCCTGCGAGACGCTCAGAGACCCGTGGCGTGACGGTCCAGGTGTCTTCCGTACAAGTATCCAGGACCTCGGGAGTCGAGCAGTGGCGCGGACTCGTGGCCGCCTACTGGCCGGCCGAGCTCGTGGAGTGGGCACTGCGGATCATCGCCTGCGAGTCTAAGGGTGACCCGTGGGCTAAGAACGACTACTCGAGCGCCGCCGGGCTGTTCCAGTTTCTGCAGGATACCTGGGACCGCGGCCCCGCCCCCGCCCTCGGGCTGGGTTCCTACGCCAGCGGAGCCGTCTACGATCCCGCGTCGAACGTCAGGGCGGCGGCGTGGCTCTACGCCAACTGGGGCGGCACGAGCCAGTGGACCTGTAAGGCGTAACCCTCACGGTTAGGATAGGAGGGCGTGAACGAGTTCGCCCTTGTCGCGGCGGTGTTGGCCCAGGCCGTGCCCACTCCGGCGTGGGACTCGCTGACCGTAGCTGGACTTTTAGGTCTGATCGTGATGTCGTTTCTAAACGAGTGGGTTGTGACTGGGAAGGCGTATCGTCGAGAACGGGAGCAACTTCAGAAGGACGTTGACTTTTGGCGAGACCTGGCGCTTGAGAACCTCGGCCTTGCCGACAAGGCAGTGTCGTTGGCGGAAAAGCAGGTTCGTAAATGAGGTGGTTTTGGCGGAGGGAGCGGGACGTGGATAAGGAGTCTCAGGAAACCGAGAAGAACGACGCCGTGAAGCGCAAGGTCCGCCAGGACCAGGAGTTCATCCGGATCCGGATCCGCAACCTCGAACGTGCGATGAGAGGAGAACCGTGGACGCCGCCTCGTTAGTCTTGGGAATCGTCGGGTTGACGGTGTCACTGTTCACGACCGTGTTGGCGATCGTGCGGGTGCGCCACTTCTGGTTCGAGTATCGAGCGGCTAAGAGGGAGACCGATCCGGGACCGCTTTGGGAGGTTGAGTTGCAGATCGCTCGTCACCTGTTCTGGGGTCAACAGATTCGAGTGGTCGGCTACGCGGCGATCTTCGGCGTCTTCGCGTCGATCTTCATTCGATCGTTTTCGTCGGTTGACGCGAGAGCGATTCGGCTCGCTCTGACCATGGTCGTATTAGTTGCCTTCTTCAGCGAGGAAAACTACCTACTCCGAGCCAAGCGAATTTGGGCGGAGATGCTAAAGGAGCGTCGGAACGGGAGCTCATGAAGCGAAAGCACGCGAGGCGTCAAAACCCAGTCGCGGTCGTCGTCGCGTCGTTGTTTTTCACGGTTGGATTCATCACTCTCGCCTGGCCACTTAGCTACCTCAACGTAGTATCTCACCCCACGACGACGAAAGCACCCGCGGTTACCGTGATCATCGCCGCGCCGGAGGCCGAAGGTAGCGCGCCCACGACTACGACGTTCACGATCCCGGCGCCTACGACCACGACGTTACCCGGAACTTCGACGACCGAGAGCCTGCCGACGCCAAATACGACCGTCGCAGCTACTTCAACTGCGACCACGGCGCCAGTTCTTTCGGTTGACGTCGGCGTGGAGGCAACTGTTACCGCGCTAGTTGACGACTTACGCAAGTCGCACGGGCTTCCCGCGTTGCCTACCAACTCCGAGCTGCAGGAGTACGCGCGCGACCACGCGTGGCGCATGGCCACTGTTCAAGCCGTGGTGCACTCCGACATCGGCTCACTTCTCGACGGTTGGAAGCAGGTGGGGGAAAACGTCGGGGTAGGCAACGACGCGGCTACCGTAGTAAGCGCGCTAGCTGCCTCACCCTCTCACCTCGAGATCATGCTGGGGAATTACGAGGCCGACGGTGTCGGGGTCGTAGTCGACGGCAGCGGAGCAATCTGGGTCTGCCACGTCTTCGCGTCCACCGAAGCGATCCTCTCGGCAACCGTCACCGTGCCAACTATTCCCAACGCAACCGTGCCGCGGCTCCCGATCAACTGAATATGCTGACCGTGAGGTGATCGGTCCCTACTACGTGAACACGGAAGCTCGCCGACGCGCGGCGTGGGGTCCACCGTGTGACGTAACCTTTGGAAGCGTCGTAATCGACGGACGCACGTTCAAGGTCGAGAGCCGCGTCGTCCAGGCGTTCCAGATCTGGGAAATCGTGCGGGCGCACCACCAGTACCACCTCGAGGGAACCGACACCGGGTTCTACAACTGTCGACACATGCGCCACAACCCGGCGCTTCCGTGGTCGACCCACGCCTGGGCCGCGGCCCTCGACGTGAACTGGCTCGAGAACCCGGCGGGGTCGCGCCTGATCACGAACATGCCGAAGCTCATGATCGCGCAGCTCCAGCAGATCCGCACCAAGTCCGGCGCGTACGTGTTCATGTGGGGTGGAGATTGGGACCGCAACCCGCGGACCGGCCACACCTACTATGACGCGATGCACTGGGAGGTAATCGCCCACCCACTCGACCTCGCGACGGGCTTCGCGCAGGTCGTTCCCCAACCAGCCCCGATAGGAGATGAGTACGTGATCAAGGTACCCGACCGCGGTCCGAAGGTCGCGGCTCTCCAGCGTAACCTGAACATCTGGCAGCCCGCACTGGACCTGCTCGACGACGGGATCTACGGGGAGAACACGGCCAACGCCGTCAAGCGTTACCAGGAGGCGGCGGGTCTCCCGGCGACGGGCGTGGTCGACGCTATGACCGCGTCCTACATCAACACCATCCCGCTACGGATGCCAAAGTAAGGAGAGCAATGCAACCCAAGACAAACATGGCGTGGACGGCCGTGGTGCGCACGATCGTGCAGGGCGTCATCGGCATGTTTCTCGCGTCCAACGTCGGAGTGGCGATCGTGAACTGGGTGGAGAACCTAGGCTTAACGATCAACGTCGAGACGATCACGAACGCGGTAACTCTGTTCCTCATCGGACTCGTGGTCTTCATCGTGAACACGTTCGGTCCCAAGTTCGCGTGGATCAACAAGATCGTTTCGCTGGGGCTGTCGCGCACCGGTCCGGCGTACGTACCTAACGAGGCCGACGCCGTGGTGTCGGTCGCCAACAAGACGGACGTCGACGTAATCAAGCCGGTGGACGTGCCCCCGCCAGGTCCCAACGACGAGGCCACGCCCGGTTCCGTCATCTAGGTGACGCCTCTTCCGGGGTTCGAGCGCAGCCTAGTTTAGGATACGCTCCCCCGGAGGAGGTCAACACGCTGTTCGTCATACTTGAGGGTCCCGACCGTACCGGCAAGACGACCCTCGCAACCAAGCTTCAGCAGCTCGCTAAGAGTGAGCTCATGTCGGCGGTCGAGCTTCGGCACTCGGCGCAACCCAAAGTTCACCCGCTGCAGGAGTACGTTCTCAGCCTCGAGGGTGAGAGTCGCTGGCAGCCGCGCGTCTTCGACCGCTGGCACCTCGGCCAGTGGGTCTACCCGCGCACCATCCTCGGGCGCCGCGACGGCCTGACCGACGCGCAACTTCTTTGGATCGAGTTGTTTCTCATGTCGCGGGGAGCTTACCTGATCCTCCTCACCGACAAGGTCGACTCCATCGTGGAACGCGTCGACCAGGACGAGGATTCGTACCTGCGGCGCGACGACGTCGCTACGTGCGTCGGCAACTTCTACGAGGCGTGGTACCGGTCGATCCTTCCGGGGATCGTCACCGACCTGCCGAACGCCGACCCCGAGTTTCTCGTCAAGTCGGCGATGCGCATCCACTTCTCCTACTGTGGCGTAGCCGACGCGCCCAAGCGGGTGATCGGAAACACGTTCGAACCCGACGCCATCCTCGTCGGGGACGAGCTAGGTAAGCCGCATCCACCGGAGGCGACTCACCGGGTACCATTTGCGGCGTACGGCGGAGCCAGCGGGCACGTGTTGATGAGCGCGCTCCTCGCCACGCGGCTAACGCGGAGGATCGCGCTCGTCAACTCCCTCACTCCCGAGGGTGAGGTTGAAGATTTCCACCATTTACGTGAGACGTATCCACGGGCGCGATTCGTCGCTCTCGGCAACGAGGCGCGCGCACGCATGCTCTCAGCCTTCGGAGCTGAAACCTTCAGCTCGGTGCCGCACCCACAGTACGTTCGACGCTTCCGCTACGGGCAGCTTTTTAGCTACGCGGCGGCACTCGAGGTCGCGGTCTTCAACAAGACTCCAGTGGACATGCGCAAGGCGTGGGAAGATGCCTGAGCTTCACGTCCCCGACATGCGCAACGGCTACGTCGACGTGGTCGAGTGGGTCCGACGCGAGGGCAAGCCGGTGGCGCCGCGTGGGATGGAAACACTCGAGATCACCAACGCGATGATCCACGTCGCCGACCCGTACGACTGCCTACCCGTCGGGATCGGCCGGAAGAACTACTCGAGGCGGTTCGCGGCCTGCGAGGCGGCGCAGCTGATCGGCGGGGTATCGGACGTTAAGTTGACGCTGCGGATCAATCCAAACATGGAGCAGTTCCTCGACGACGGCAAGTTCCACGGAGCGTACGGACCGCGGGCCCGCTACGCGCTGCGAAACGCCGTTCGCAAGCTGCAGATAGACCCCGACACCCGACAAGCGGTCGTGCCGATCTTCCAGGAGGACGACGTCAAGTTCACGTGGCGTGACGTGCCGTGCACCCTGAACCTACACCTGTCGATCCGCGACGGGCGACTGCACCTCACGACGCACATGCGCTCAAACGACGTGTGGTGGGGACTCGGCTACGACGCGTTTCAGTTCACCCAGCTTCAACTCACGGTAGCCAACGTGATCAACGTTCCCGTCGGTACCTACACCCACGTGGCCGACAGCCTGCACCTCTACGAGCGCGACTTCGAGGCCGTTCGGCGCCTCTACAAGACCCGGGACCCGTCGATCGAGGCCGTTTACCCGCGCGGGTTCTACGGGGACGACATCAACGAGGCGCAGCTTACCGCGCGGCGCATCATCGCTAACTCGCTGCGGGACGAACCTAACGCTAGCGAGACGTGGTACCTGCAGAGGCTACACGGGTGATCCGACCGACCTGGGAGACGACGTGGCACCAGGTCGCACTGGTGATGGCGCAGCGCTCGGCGTGCGCGCGGCGTAAGATCGGGGCCGTGATCGTCACCGAGCGTAACCGCGTCGTGGCGACGGGTTACAACGGACCGCCGGCGGGACTCGACCAAACCTGCACCGAGGACTGCCCGCGGTGGAAGACCGACGGGATAGATCCGACGTACGACAACTGCATCTCGATCCACGCCGAGGCCAACGCGCTCATGTTCTGCGATCGCAAGGACCGCGAGGGTGGCACGATCTACGTCAACGAGTTGCCGTGCTACAACTGCGCGAAGCTGATCGCGAACTCGGGACTGACGAGCGTGGCCGTCGCTACCCTCGCTGATCAGGAGCACCGGCCTCTTAGCGAGGTGCTGATGCTGCTCGCGAACGCGGGGATCGACGTCCTAGTCGGATGAGCCTACCAGTTGACCTCCAGCTCAACCTAGTTGAGACGTTCGATGACGCGCGGGCGTACCTCGACTGGCTCGAACGCTGCAACGCCCCGGTGCTCGGCTGCGACACCGAGACCGGTGGCCTCAGCGGGTGGTGGCGGGAGCCGCTGCGAATGGTGCAGTTCGGCGACGCGATGACGGGCTGGGCGATCCCGTGGCATCTCTGGCCAGGCCTCGTCCACGAGACGTTTAAGCGCTGGCCACGAGACTTCGTGCTCCACAACGCTAAGTTCGACGTCGAGTTTCTCGAGCATCGCCAAATTGAGGTGCCACGACACCGGATCCACGACTCCCTTCTCCTCGCCCGCGCCGTCGCTCCGCACATGTCCGCCGCGCTAAAGACGACGGCCGATCGACTCGTCGACAGCCGCGCCGGCGGCATGGGCCGTGCCCTCGACGTCGCGATGATGAAGGGGAAATGGACGTGGCGAACGGTGCCGTGGAACATGGACCTCTACTGGACCTACGCGGCGCTCGATCCGGTGCTGACGGTCCGCATCTGGGACGAGCTGCTGAAGGATCCGGCGGCACACTCCCACTGGAGCGCGTACCAGATCGACCTAGCTGTGCAGATGACGGTTATGGACATGGAGCAGCGGGGGATCGGCGACGACATGGAGTACTGCTCGGACTGGGCGATCAAACTTGAGGCGTACGAGGAACGAGTGCGGGACTGGGCGACGAGGACGTATGGAATTCACAACATCGGTTCCGACGCCGAGCTTGTCAGCTTCTTCCAGCGCGCGGGTTTCCATCTCACCCAGACGACCGACAAGGGAAACCTGAGCATGGACAAAAACGTGCTCGCGTCACTCTACCCTCACCCCTTGGCGGTCGCGGTCGCGCAGTACCGCAAGGCCAACAAGCGCCGGACCACGTACTTCGAACCGTGGATGGACTTCTCGTACGAGGACAGGATCCACCCGAACTTCAACATCTCGGGAGCGCGGACCGCGCGCATGTCGTCCGACAATCCGAACCTGCAGAACGTGCCGCGGTCGCGGATGGTACGGCGGGGACTGGTCGCGAAGCCGAACCACGTTCTCGTCCTCGCTGACTACGACCAGATCGAACTTCGCCTCATGGCGCACTTCGCCGACTCGAAGCCGATGATCGACGCGATCCACGCCGGGGAGGACCTCCACACCTACACCGCGAAACTCGTCTACCGCACGAACGACCCTACGAAGGAGCAGCGTCGGATCGCAAAGCACTCCAACTTCGCGAAAATTTACGGTGCCGGGATCGGCAAGTTCGCGTGGACCGCGGGTATCACGTTCGAGGAGGCGCGGGAGTTTCTGACCCGCTACGACCAGGAGTTTCCCGAGGTACGACAGTTTCAACAGCGCGTGTCGACGGCGGCGTACCAGTCGGCGGCGCAGTCGGAGGACAAGCTGGCGCACCTGACGAGCTCGTTCGTCGGGCGCCAGCAGGTCGCGGCTCCGAGTGAGGCGTACAAACTTGTCAACTACATCGTGCAGGGTACGGCAGCCGACGTCCTCAAGGTCAAGATGCTCGACATCGATCGGAGTGACTACGGGTCGGCGATGACGATCCCGATCCATGACGAGATCGCATACGAGGTGCACGAGAACGACGCGGAGGAGTTTGCGCGCGGACTCCCCGAGGTGATGGAAGACCGTGATTCGTTCAAAGTTCCACTCTCGGTGGGAGTGGAGATCGTGCGCAACTGGGGTGACAAGTACGAGGAGGGGACCTGATGCCGGTTAGAAAGAGGGGACGCTACTGGCACATCGGAAAGGGGAAGGCGAGATACAAGTCGAAGAAGTCGGCGAACAAGGCATACCGTGGCTACCTCGCGCGGAAGCACGGGAAGAGGAAGTGATCCGAGTCATCGCGCTCGATCCCGGCGAAACGACGGGTTGGGCGTACGTTGAGGACGACCGCGTCAAGATCGGGCAGCTGCCGTGGCAGGACGCCGCGTCGTGGGTGCACGACTACGTCGCGGCGGCGGTCAATCGGCACAAGACGCACGAGGTCACGCTCGTCAGCGAGGCGTTCGTCGTCACGCAGGCGACGGTCAAGAAGAGCCGCGACACGAGCAGCCTCGAGCTGATCGGCGTGTGTCGGTACCTCGCGACGCGCTACCTCGCGAAGCCACTCGTGCTACAGTCGGCGAGTGACGCGAAGTCATTCGTAGACGACGACAAGCTCAAGCGTCTCGGCTGGTACGTCAAAGGCGAAGATCACGCGCGGGACGCGGCACGTCACCTCGCGCTCTACCTCGTGCGCATCAAGGTGCTCAACCCCCGGAATATGATCGACTGATGTCTCAACGCTTTGGCCTCATGTTCGAATTTCACCCTGATAAACCCGGCACTCCTGCGCAGCAGGAGACGATCCGCAGGGGTATCGAAAACTTCGGTTACGGCACTAAGCGCTGGCGCCTCATCTGGCTTCTCGCGACGGCGTACAAGAAGAAGCAGGACGAGATCACCGGAGGCCTCGCGGGTAGTCGGCACCACGCCACGGTCTCCATCGACGGGACGACGGGGTACTCGTTTGCCGTTGCGCTCGTCGTCCCCGACTTCACCGGCAACGACCTATGGTTCTCGTTCCTCCACGAGGTAGCTCACCTGTACGATCGGTACGTGATGGACCCGGTTAGGCGGGCCCAGCTGATGGACTCGATCAAGGATGTCAACCTCCACGCCGCCGCCGGCAACTGGCTCGGCGTGTCAACCGACTACTTCAACCAGCCGGACGAGATCTTCTGCTGGAGTTTCATGCGTCTGCTCGTACCCGAGATGCCGGAGCTTCCGTACGGGTACACCCGCGAGGTTCTCCAGGACGTCCTACCGAGCGCCGACAGAGCCTGGGTCGACGCTGGGTTTGAGATCCTCGACGAGTAGTCAGGAGAGCCAGACTTCCAAGGGCCCGATATCCGGCAGAAAATTTCTCAGAAAATTTACTCTCACTCCGCAAGTGTGATACAATAGCCTTCGCGGAGAGCCCGCAAGCAGGAGGTCAGAATGGGAGCAGCGAACTTCATCACCGGAGGCACCGGAGCCACCATGCGGGAGGCGTTTAGCAACGCCGCCCAGCAGGCCGCACACGAGTACGGCCACGGCGGGTACACCGGCACGATCGCCGAGAAGAACGGCGTCGTCGACCTCGGCAAGTTGCCTGAAGGCCTGACCCCGTACCAGTTCCAGGACCTGCTTTTTCAGTATGAGGAATCGTTCGACGAGGATGAGAGCTGGCGAACCAAGCGCGACGTCTACAGGTACGACGGCCCGCATGCCGACCTCGTCAAGAGGGCGTTCAAGACCTGGGACGACAAGTGGGGCGACGCGATCGGCTTCGAACTCGGCAACGGAAAGTACGTCTTCATGGGGATGGCATCGGAATGATCCGAGCCGAGATCGTCAACGGCCGGGTCGACATCGACTCCGAGTTCCGCCAGAAGGACCTCGTCAAGCAGGTGCCCGGCACGACCTTCGACCGCGAGCGCCGCGTGTGGACCGCTCCCCTCTCGTGGGGCACGTGCCTCGCGCTTCGCGGCGTGTTCGGCCCCGAGCTGCAGATCGGCCCACTTCTCGGCGACTGGGCGTGGGAGCAGCGTCGGCAGTGGATCGACCCCGCGCACTCTCTCCGGCTCCAACTCGACTACCCCTCGCAGACGCTCGCCGACCAGGCGCTCTTTCCCTTCCAGCGCGCGGGCGTCGCGTTCCTCTCTACCGTCGGCCGCGCCCTCATCGCCGACGAGATGGGCTCCGGCAAGACCGTGCAGCTCATCCGCGCGATCGCCTACCTGCCCGACGCGTACCCCGCGCTCGTGGTCGCGCCCAACACGGTCAAGTACAACTGGCAGCGCGAGTACGAGCGGTGGAACCCACTCGCCCGCGTGGTCGTAGTCGACGGCAACGTGACCAAGCGTCGCGAGGCCCTGAAGAAGATCGAGCTCGGCGAGGCCGACGTGGCGATCGTCAACTGGGAGGGGCTGCGGGGGCACTCCCGCCTCGAGGGCTACGGCAACATCCGACTCAAGCGATGCCTAACCTGCGGCGGCGAGGACGCGACCGTCAAGGACACGGCCTGCGAGAGCCACCCGAAGGAACTCAACAACATCAAGTGGGGAACCGTCGTCGCCGACGAGGCGCACCGGGCGAAGGACCCGAAGGCCAAGCAGACTCGCGCCCTCTGGGCCGTCGGCCGCGACGCCAACTACCGCTTCGCCGCCACCGGCACCCCCGTCGCCAACCACCCCGGCGACCTCTGGAGCATCATGAACTTCGTCTCCCCCGACGACTTCCCGCGCAAGACGTCGTACGTCGACCGCTACTGCCTGCAGTCGTGGAACGCGTTCGGCGGCATGGAGATCGTCGGCGTGCGACCTGAGACGAAGGCCGAGTTCGCCGCCCTCGTCGACCCGCGGACGATCCGCCGGCTCAAGAGCGTCGTGCTGCCCCAGTTGCCTCCCAAGGTTTACTCAACCCGCCACGTACAGCTGACCCCCAAGCAGCGGAAGGCCTACAACGAGATGGCGGACCTCATGATCACCCAACTCGACGAGGGCGACGTCACGTACGCGACGAACCCCCTCGCGCGGCTCACCCGGCTCACCCAGTTCGCCAGCGCCTACGCCACCCTCGAAGGTGACGACCTGCGGCTGGCTGAGCCGAGCTGCAAGATCGACGGGCTCCTCGACGTCCTCTCCGAGGCGGAGGGTGAGCAGGTGGTCGTGTTCGCGGAGAGTCGGCAGCTGATCGAGCTCGCCAGCGCGCGACTCGAGAAGGAGAAGATCTCCCACGGCCTCATCACGGGAGCGATCCTCCCGGCGGAGAGGCAAAACAACGTGGACAGCTTCCAGGCGGGACGCCTGCGGGTGATGCTCTGCACCATGGGTGCCGGAGGCGAGGGCATCACCCTCACGGCGGCGCGGATCGTCGTCTTCCTGCAGCGGAGCTGGTCGCTAGTCAAGAACAAGCAGGCCGAGGACCGGGTGCATCGGCCCGGCCAGGACGCCAACAAGGTCGAGATCATCGACGTCGTAAGCGTCGGAACGGTGGACGAGGAGATCATCGACGTGCGGGAACTCAAGGAGGAGCGATTGCAGGAGGTGGTCCGCGACAAGGAGGCGGTGCGGAAGATGCTGGAACGACGATGAGCGAGCTGAAGTTCGGGGAGTACGAGGCGTTTGAGAACAAGGAGTTCGAGAAGGGCACGCCGTGGAGCTCTCCGGGGATCGAGTACCCGCTGCCGCGTCGAGGAGCGTGGCGGCGGCTACGTCCCGGCGCTCGCCCGTACTACGTCGCGGACCCCGTCCTGCGGGTCCCTAGTCGACTCGCGCGCTGGGGCATGCTCTCGGTCCGCATCTCGTGGCGGGACGCGAATCCGGTGGCGAAGTTGCTCGTGGATCCGAGCCCTCGCGGCTGGTACGCGCTGTGGTGGCTGCAGAGAAACCCGCTGCAGTTCTCCGCCGACGTCAAGACGGCGGACGACCCCGACTGGCGCCGGGTGTACCAGCGCGTCGAGGTCGTGGTCGGGAAGCGGTTTCCGGAGGAGCCTTCTCACCCCGGCGACGCTCCCGACTTTTGGGTCGACGACGTGTTACAGTAGGTCACCTGACCACCACTCAAGACGCCATATACGAGTGCACCGAGTGCGGCCAGACCTTCGACTCGCCCCTTCGCAGGGCAGGTCACATGGGCGGCCGACACGGGCGTAAACTCGTCCCCATCCGCCACGGTACCTACAACGGCTACATCCAGCACGTGCGCCGCAAGGTTCCCGTCGACGAGAACGACTCGTGCGGCTGCAGGGCGGCGCAATCCGCCTACCAGCGGGAGCGGCGCACCCGCCTAGCGGGATGAGGTACTACACCAACTCGGAGCTGCAGACCTGGCTCCGCTGCCGGCGGAAGCACTACCTCGGCTACCAGCTCCAGTACGAGCCGGCGCGGGAGCGCCTGATCCCTCCCCGCCTGCGCGGCAACCTCAGCCACGCGGCACTCGAGCTTTGGTACGCGACGGGGGACGACCCGCTTGCCTTCATCCACGCGGAGAGGGTCAGGATCCTCACGACGTACGAGGCGTCGGTCGAGTACGTCGACGTCGACGACCTCAAGGAGATCAACTCGACGCTCGACCTCGTCCACGCGATGGTAGAGGGCTACCTGCAGTGGGTCGGGGAGACGGGCGCCGACCAGGACCTCGAGCTTATCTCGACTGAGCACGAGGTGGCGGTTCCACTGGCGGGGCACGCAAAGGGAAAGCGCTGGGAGGAAGTCGCGCTCCTCGGCAAGCTCGACGCGCGCTTCAACCAGCTGTCGACGGGGTTTCGACTCTTTATGGATCACAAGACGGTAGGTGACCTAGTGCAGCTGCCGAGGTGGGCGATCATGCACCCGCAGCTTCTCTTCTACCACCTACTCGAGCGCCTGACCGACACGAAGCAGCACTGCGACGGCGGGATCTTCAACATGCTCCGCACCGTCAAGCGCACGGGCTCGTCGAAGCCGCCGTACTACGACAGGTGGCCCGTGCCGCACAACCCGGAGCACCTGCGCAACTTCTGGACCCAGACGCTCTCGATCATCGTCGAGATCGAGGAGGCGAAGGAGATGCTCGAGAACGGGGTAAGCCACCAGACGGCGTGCTATCCCAGTCCGCGGCAGGAGTGCTCGTGGGACTGCGAGTTTTTCGCGGTGTGTCCGATGATGGACGACGGTTCGGATTACCGCGCGGTCCTCGCCAGTGCGTATAAGGTAGGGAACCCGCTGGAGCGTTACCGGTCGCTCGAGAAGGGTTAGCGCCCACCGGTAGGAGGAGGTCAGATGACTACGTACGCACCGGAGCAGGTCGCGTACCAGGAACAACCCCAGCAGCTGGCGCCGCAGCCCAACGGCTACGCGCCCCCGTACCTGCCCCTGACGACCGTGATCCACGGCGAGTCGGGAGCGGGGAAGAGCTGGCTGGCCGACACGTGTCCCGCGCCGCGCCTGATCCTCGACGCCGAGGGTGGGAGTCGCTGGACGCCGTCGCAGCCAAAGATCGTGTGGTCGCCGTACGAGAACCCACCTGCCTACGACGGGTCGTGGCAGACGACCGTCTGCTACGTCCGGGACTTTCCGACGATGCAGCGCGTTTACCAGTGGCTCAACTCGGGGCAGCACCCGTGGGTCTCGTGCTCGATGGACTCCCTGACGGAGATCCAAAAGCGATGCGGGGACGCGATCGCCGGCACCAACCAACTCACCCAGCAGGACTGGGGACAGCTCCTGCGCGACATGGAGTCGCTGGTGCGTCAGTACCGCGACCTCACCTTCCACCCGACGCGCCCACTTCTCTCCGTCAACTTCGTGACGCTGACCGACAACGACAAGGGCGTGATGCGTCCCTCAGTGCAGGGTCGGCTTCGCACCACGTTGCCGGGATTCGTGGACGTCGTCGGATACCTATACACCGTGGTCAACGGAGCGGGTCAACTCGAGCGCCAGATGCTTACGCAGCCGGCGCCAGGCTACCTCGCGAAGGACCGCACCAACCGGCTACCCATGGTAGTCAACGAACCCAACCTCTCGAGGATGATGGAGGTCATCAATGGCAGGTAAATCGTGGGGGGATCTCCTCGGCCAGGCCGAGGCAGGACCCGAACCCATCCCGGACGGGATCTACGACTTCGTGGTGTCGACCGCGAAGTCCCAACCGGCTAAGACGGGCGCCCCGATGGTGGTCGCCGTGCTCAAGGTCGTATCAGGTCCCTACGCCGGCAAGACGGTGTGGCACAACTTCGTGCTCACCGAGGACAACCCGAACGCGCTGGGCTGGTTTTTCAAGCACATGGCGGCACTTGGGATCGACCAGTCGACGATCGCGGCTCTACCGCCGCCCGAGCAGGGTGGGCTGGAGCAGCTGGCGCAGATGATCGTGGGCCGGTACGTCACGGCCAACGTCGGGCACCGCCTCTGGCAGGGCTCGACCCGCAACCAGCTAGGCGACATCAAGCCGTACGGTGGCGGGGCCCAGCAGGCCCCTGGAGTGCCGCAGGTGCCCCAGCAGCCGGCCGCGCCCCAGTACCAACCGCAGCCGATGGCGCAGCCGTACCCGCCCGGTCCGATGGCACCGCAGCCGTACCCGCAGCCCCAGCCGATGCCGGCTCAGCCTACGCAGGCGCCGACCCCGTACGCCGCGCCCTACCAGCAGCCGCAGCAGCCGGCCTACGCCCCGGCGGCACCCGCTCCCGCGCAGGCTCCGCCGATGCCCGAACCGCAGCAGGCTCCGCAGCCGCAGGCTCCGCAGGTCCCACCCGGGCCTGACCCGAACCAGCCGCCGTCGGTCCCGCCGCCCCCTCCGTTCTGATGAAGGAGTACCGCCGCCGGCGCGGAGCCGACACGTGGCACTTCAACGGCCGGTGTCAGCACTGGCCACGGGAGGACGAGGAGTTCACGTCACTCCACCTTGAGGAGGGCCAGCGGCCCCGGTCGGGAGAGCTCTGCAACGAGTGCCTCGGCAAGGAGCGCGCTGAGACATGAGACCGGTTCCGATAACCGACGAGCTTCTGGCTCGGTTCGGTGAAGGAGCGGAGCGTCGCGTCTTCAGCTCCCCCTCGGGGGACCTGACCGACCCGGTGATCCCGCCTGCCGAGGGCGTGATCTATACGATCCACCCGCACGGAAGTCCCGAGGACGTAACGTGGCCGGTGACGTCGGTCATCTGCGTGCTCGAGGAGGGGGAGCTAGAGGCACTCAACTCGGGAGGCAAGGTAGTCATCGGGTGGCCTGGAATCGGGATGCCCGTCTTCATGACACCCTGGGTGCTGACGTGAACCTATCCACCTGGTTCGCGATGCAGCGCAAGCTGCAGGTGGAGGCGTTCGACCTCGACCCGGCTGAGCTCGAGGGAGCTCAGCTGGGCGAGTACGTCACGTGGAACGCGTTCGCGCTCGAGGACGAGCTTCACGAGTTGATGCAGGAGGTGCAGTGGAAGCCCTGGGCGAACGACCGAGGCACGATCAAGGATCACGACGCCTGCGTCCGCGAGTTCGTCGACGTCATGCACTTCCTCGGCAACATCGCGCTCGCGCTGCGGCTCGAGGCGAGTGAGATCGACCGAGAGTACGGCCGTAAGCTGAAGGTCAACCTCGAGCGTCAGCGGCAGCCCGGAGGGTACGACGTACTGGGGGGTTCGAAGTGCCGACACTGCGGCCGTGACCTCGAGGACGTCGGGGTGAAGCGGATCAAGATGGCGCTGGAGGACATGATCCTCGAGGTCGTGAACTGCGGCGCCTGCGATGAGGAGATCAGCCGCACCGAGATACGTCCGGCAAGCCTTCAGGATAGTGTAACCCCGCCGTGAGAGCCGTCGACTGCCAAGGACTGGCCGGCGCCTTCACCCTCGGAACCGCGCAGGCGGGGTGGAACGTCGTCGCCAAGAAGGAGCTGCCGGGTGGATTTGGCGTCGAGAACGTCAGGGCCAACCAGCGGATGGTGAACCCGAAGCTGGAGTACGAGATCGGCCCGTGGGAGGAGTGGGAGCCGGAGGACGTCGAGTACGTCTTCGGCAACCCACCCTGCTCCGGGTTCTCGCTGATGAACCAGGCCGCGTCGTTCGCTCGCCGGCGGGGTAAGGAGTCGCGGCAGGCGCGCGGCCCAGACTCGGCGATCAACGACTGCATGTGGGCCTTAGCCCAGTACGCGGGTCGGGTACGGCCGTCGTACGTCGCGATGGAGTCGGTGCAGCAGGCGTACACGAACGGGCGCTCCCTCATGCAGAAGCTGCGGGCTAAGACCGAGGACATCTCACGCTCGAACTACGACCTCGTCCACCTCAAGGTTTCGGGGACGGCGCTGGGCGCGTACCAGCGCCGCCACCGGTACTACATGCTACTGCGCCGAGCCGACGCTCCCCCACTTCGCTTCGGCAAGGTCGAGCACCGAACGGGTCGCACGTACTGGGACGCGATCGGCGACCTCGTCGGCATGGCCAACACCTGGGAGTCGCAACCCTACAAGTTTACGGGGCACCCGCTGCAGAGTCCGGACGGGACGGTAGATTCACACGTGTCCCCGACGCTGGAGGCCGGGACGAAGCACTGCACCCAGGTGTACAACCTACTCGCGAGCGGGCTGTGGAACCAGGGGGAAGCGATGTCCGTCGCCCTCCGCCGCTACCACGACAGGTACGGAACCGTACCTACCGGCTTCGACCTCGAGCGGATCGTCGCGAAGAACTGGGAGCTCGGCTTCCACCAGCCCCGCCGCGTCAGGTGGGACCAGGAGGGTTACGTCGTCACCGGCTCGGGAGGATACGACTTCATCCACCCAAGTGAGGATCGGTTCATGACCGTCCGGGAGGTGGCGCGCCTGCAAGGTTTTCCCGACGCGTGGTCGTTTCGGGGAGCCGGAGATAGGCCCAACGTGCCGTACGCGTGGATCGGTAAAGGAGTACCGGTGCAGATGGGTAACTGGGTTTCCAGGCAGGTTGGAGCGTCCCTCACGGGGGCCGTGGACCGAGAGGAGTACGAGCCTGAGGTCATCGGCGACCGCGAGTACCTCTACGACCTAACCTATGCCTGGCGAGCGGCGTAGGCACCCTCCCCGCTTCCGGGGAGTTCACGGGGTCGCGCGGGTCGTCAGCGAGGCGCTGCTCGAGAAGCAGGCGTTCGTCCTCGGAGACTACTTCGACTACACCGCGTGCGTCGCCGAGGCACCTTGGCTCGGCATGTGGGACGGCACCCGTGCCGACCAGCAGCGGGTACTCAGCATCGACCGCGAGTCCCGCACCGCGAGATACCTAGCGCGCGACTGGCACGTACTTCCTATGGTGTGGATCGCCGTCTTCGCCGGCCGCATCCCGGGAGCGACGCCGGAGGACCTCGGACTGTGACAGATTGGCGAACTCTCCTCGACACGAGCGAGCTCACCCTCGACGACGTCAAGGAACGTCTCCCCCTCGAGTGGGTCATCCTCGAGGCGGGCGTCGTGCTCGAGCGTCGGGAGGACGGGCGACTCGTCGGCATCTGCCCGTTCCACCTCGACAGCAACCCGTCGTTTGCCGTCTTCGGCGAGGACCTGCAGCGGTGCGGCTGCTGGTCCTGCGACTTCTCCAACGGCGACGTCTTCGACTTCATCGGGAGGTGGAAGGCGCTCGACTTCAGGGCGTCACTCAAGGAGGCGATCGCGCTGCTGCGGAGGTACGAGGCGACGGCGTCGTCGTGGACTCCCGCCCCGGCCCCGACGCGCCAGGTGGTCGACCCCGAGGTGCTCGCCGCGAAGGCGCGCGCCGCGTACCAGCTCGCCGGATCGGACCTGCGGGTGCTCGGCGGGTTCCTCGTCGCGAAGGGGATCCCGGTCCCGGCGCAGTTCCTGCACGAGTCGTGGTGGGTCGGGGCGCTCGACTCCGAGACGATCCTCGTCCCACACCTAGTCGACCGCGAGGACAGGCTGCAGGTGACGGCTTACAAGACGCGGACGGCGCGCACCCACCTCTACTCGGCGGCGGGCTCGAGGTTCGAGGACCTCTACGGCGCGTGGCGCGACCAGGGGCGCGAGGAGATCATCCTCTGCGAGGGTGAGTCGGACGCGTGGCTCCTCTCGTACCTGTTCCCCGACTCGGACGTCGTCGCGCTGCCGGCGGGGGCGAACCAGCCCCCGAAGCCGGAGTGGGTCGACAGGTTTCGCCACCGCGAGGTCGTCATCCTCACCGACGCCGACGGGCCGGGGCGCGCCGCGGCGAAGCGCTGGCACGAGGCGCTCGTGCCGCTCGCGCGGTCGGTCAGGATCGCGGCGCTCGAGGACGGGGCCGACGCGTGCTCCACGCAGCTGGACCTGAGCCGCGTCGTGCGCGACGCCGTCGAGGTGCCGCTGTGGACGGGGCAGGTGCGCGTCTCCCCCGAGGGCACGCACTACGTCCGCACCAACACCGGGCAGCCCGTCAACAACTGGGCGATCCGTCCGACCCGCCTCGTCGCGATGGACGAGGGGGGCAGCGCGATCGAGGGGGTGCTGCAGGGTACGCGCGAGACGGTGGTCATCACCGGCGACGACATGAGCATGGAGAGTGCGGCCCGCCGGTGGAGCCTGCGACACGACCGGGTGTGGCTCGGCACGACTAAGGACGCGCAGGCGCTGTGGGAATACCTGCTGCGCGAGGGGCCGTTCCTCGCTCGAGGCGAGGGCACGACCGTGGCGGGCTGGCACGACGGCCACTTCGTCCTGCCCGGCCGTACCACCGGGCCGCGCCACTGGGTGTACGTGCCGCCCGTGACCGAACCCGACGTGCCGCGCCTCGTCGGGGCGCTGAACGGCCCGATCGAGACGGGGCGGCGCGCGCTGCTGGCGGGCTTGTCACTCCACCAGCCCGCGGTGGTGTCGCCGATCGCGGCGTGGCTGGCGTCGGCGCCGCTGCGCGCGCTGTTTCGGACCTTCCCGCCGCTCGCCGTCGTCGGCGGCGCCGGCTCGGGTAAGACGACGCTCGTCGCGGAGATGCTGCGGATCTTCGGGTGGTCGGGGCTGGAGCACAACATCACGTCGACGACGCCGTACGGGGTCGCCGCGATGGTTTCGGCCACAAACGGGGTCCCGGTGTGGTTCGACGAGTACCGCCGGGGCGCTAGGCGCGACACCAAGGAGGCGTTCGACCAGGCGTTGCGTGACGCGTGGACGGCGAGCGCCGCGGTCAGGGGAGGCACGAAGTCGAACGCGTCGTCGCTGGCGACGTTCCGGGTCTCGGCGCCGCTGATCGTGTCCGGGGAAGACGCGTTCAGCGAGACCTCACACGGGGAGAGGCTGGTGATCGTCACCGTCAACCGAGGAGGACGCAGCGTCGACGCGCTCGAGTACCTGCGGCGGCACCCCGCGAGCGTCGGGGACGCGTACGCTCACTGGCTCGTGGAGGGGTGGCACGCGGGGACGCTCCCGCGGGTGCAGACCCCGGACGCCGACAGGCCCTCGCAGGCGCGGTACGCTCTCGAGTTCGGCTGGGCACTCCTCGAGAGGTTCGCCGGCGAGGTGCTGAACGCCGAGCTGCCGGACCTCGACCTGACCCGCGTCGAGCAGGAGAGGGACGAGGTCCTCGCGGTGCCGCCGATCCTCGACGCCGTCGCGTGGGCGCTGTTCGAGGTCGACCGTCGAGGCAACCCACTTGCCTGGGTGCAGGAGAACGACGTGATCGTGCGGGTCCGATCCCTGGTAGCTGAGTCTAGGCGGGAAGCTCTAGTTGAGCTCCCCGGCGGGGAACGAGCTACCACGTCGTGGCTGCGGGAGGAGTTCCCGTCGCGGCGCGAGCGGACGCCGTACGGACTTGCCCTCCGCCTCGTGGGCGTGCGGAAGCTGATCGAGGCGATCGGCACCGAGCCCGCCGAACCTACCGAGTAGCGGGAGTATGATACAGTAGCTCTCAACCAAGGAGGTCACACCCTATGGCGACGAGAGTGCTGGTGTCGAGGAGGCACCCGCTGGTAAGGGACGCGGCCCTGCAGGAGGCGTCGCGCGCGCACCCGCTCGTGAGGGCGGGCGTGGAGGCGTGGTACCTGCCGCGCGCCGTGCGGATCGCGATCGGTAAGGAGATCGGCGACCCGACCGCGAACGTGCTCGTCGTCTCGAACGTTCGAGACGCCGGGCTGGCCTGGCCGGGGTCTACCCTGGTCGGGCCGTCGGACGAGCTGCAGGAGATGCCGGGCATGAACGAAGGAGGTCAACGTGGAGGTAAGGAAGTTTCGCCGGAAGGTAGCGACGATCGAGGTCGTCCAGCTGCCGACGTTCCACGGGAACGAGGCAAACTACGAGAGGGAGTTCCGCGAGGTCGCTAGGTGGAGCGGCGGGGACGAGCAGTGGAGCCGCGTCAGGCCCATCGGACTCGGGCTACGCCACCCCAACAAGGGCACGATGAGTGTCGCGGAGGGCGACTGGGTAGCGAAGGACGACCGGGGCGCGTGGAAGATCTCGGCCGACGTCCTCGGCTCGGGGTACGAGGAGGTGCTCGAGTTTCCCGCGGTGGAGTTCAGCGCCGAGACCGACTCCGACGGGGCGCGCTGGTGGGCGATCTCGGAGGAGGACGTGCTGGCGATGCTGCGGCGGGTCGCGGCGGGGGAGGACCCCGACGCCGTCTACGCCGAGGCGTACGTCAACTCGGAGCACGAGGAGGTCGAGGGTGACGAGTGACGACCCGAGGATCGTGAGGAGCGTCGTACTGACGAGGGATCGGCAGATCTTGGTCAACGGAGAGCCGATCCCGTGGTACACCGCCGACGAGGAGCTGACGGTCAAGGTCGACAGGCGGTACGGCGTCCAGACGATCTACATCCCGCTGCTCGTGCTCGGGTCGGTGACGGCCGAGGGGCGCGGGCTGCCTCAGGAGGGGGAGTCGTGAGCGAGGTGGTCAACGTCTCGGAGGTGCGACTTACCGTCTACGGCCTGCCGGACGACTTCGGATACCTGAACCACCAGCAGAAGCGCGACCACCTGGTCGGCAGGCTCGAGCCACTCGCCGAGGAGGGCTGGCAGCGGACGGTCGTCGACTGGCTGAAGGACCCCGCGACGGACGTCTACTTCTTCAAGCCGACGACGGCCCCGATCGGCCAGGTCGAGATCAGGCCCCGGCTTGGGTGAGCTGGAGGTCGGGGACCCGGCGTGGTTCGTGCGCTGGGGGCGGAGGTGGACGGGCGTGGTTGCGGGACGCTCCAAGGGGGGTAGGAGCCTCGCGATCCACACGAGGTGGGGACTATTTCACGTGGCGGCTAGGGACGCGCACGCCCCGGACTGGTGCCCCGGCTGCGGGAGGCGGACGGGCCTCGCTGGACGCCGACATGCGGGGCACGTCGGCGGCTGCGTCGGCAGGGGGCACGAGAGTCCTTATAAGGGGGTGCCGCGCAAGGAGATCGCGCACGGGACCAACGCCGGGTACGCCGCGCACCGCCGGCGGGGCGAGGAGGCGTGCCGGGACTGCAAGGACGCCCACTCGAAGAGAGAGCTGGAGCTTAGGCGCCGGAGAGGATAAGATCCCGGGGGCTGGCTCCCCGTTCTCGTTCCTCCTTTTAGTTGGGTCACACAGCGAAAGGGGACGGGGCGTCAGCTCCCGAAGGTGACCAACGCGAGAAACTCGCGGGTTTCCTTGAGGGTGTCGAACGTGGCGACCCGCTCGCGGTCGCGCCGCTCCCAGTACGCGCGGTCGGGGTTTGCGATCCGGTAGACGTGGAAGCGGTCCTTGCGAAACGTGGCGTCGTAGGTGACGTCGACCTGGAAGACGCCGTCGGCGGTCTCCCACCCGATCCCGGTGCGGCGGCGGAGCTTCACTTTGCCACCTTGGCGGCCTTGACGGCCCGCTCGAACGCGGCCTTGTGCTCCGGGGCGGCGTACCGCAGGTTGGCGCGCCCCTGGGCGGGGTCGGCCACGGCGTAGTGGGCCATGACGTGGGCGGGGACGACGCAGACGGCCATCCACGGGATGCCGGCCAGCTGCTCGGCAGCCGCGGCGTAGGGGTCGGTGGGTGCTTGCATGAGGCTATTGTATCATACTCGCGCACGGTGTGCAAATCGAGGTTGTGGCCCGCTGGTAGTCCCGCTCAACTGACGGCCGGGCCGAGAGCGGCGACCCCGGCATAACCCGGCCGGGTCGGGAACCTCCAAGCCCCGGCGGGAGCGGCCAGAGCAACTCAGAGCAGGCCGGGTGGTGCGCTCCTCTCGGTACCGTCTCCGAGTTAGCCGGGTTAACGGCTCAGGCCACTTCCTCCTGGCTAGGTTGGTTGGCTCGCTCCCGTCGGGGCTCGAGTCGAGGTCCTCGCGGGAGGACTCGAGGCGGGCTCCAACCCTCGAGCGGACCGTTCCCCGTCTCCGGGGCCTAGGAGCTTCGACCGCTCCTGCGCGCGTCGTTTCCGGGTGCTCCCCTCTCGGGGTCTTCGTTACCGGCGCCCTGCCGGCGTCCGACGCGCGGGTCCTTGCGTATCCTCCCGCGAGGATCTCGGTTGCTATTGTATCATACTCCCGCGCGGCGTGCAAACCGCACGGTGAGGGCAACCGTGAGGGCACGGTGAGGGAGTTAACGTGACCTCGTGGTGGACGTGACCGAGCACGTGGACTGGGCCCGGCAGCTGGCCCGGCGGGAGACCCGCGGCTGGCCCCGCTTCCTGCGGGAGGACGCCGAGGGCGACGCGCTGGAGGCCCTGGTCTGGGCGGGTCGGGAGTACGACGCGGCGCACGAGGCGGGGGCGACGTTCAAGACCTTTGCCCACTACCGGGTCAAAGGTGCCGTCGTGGACGGGCTCAGGGCGTGGACGAGGGGGAGGTACGAGCGCCAGCGGGTGG